GTCACCCTATACAGTTAATACAGTTAAAGAACCTATTAGTACGGGTATATCTGAAGAATTAAAAAGTTTTGAGGGTAGCAAAAAAAAAGAATTGAAGGCAGAACTAGAAAAGCTGAGAAAGAATACCAACGCACCCTATCAAGCGGCCATTCAGCGCAACGCCGCAAATCCACGCAATCGAAAGGACAAGGCCAGTCAGGACAATGCAGCTGCAGTAAATCCGGCCGACGTGGAGTCGTACTGGCTGGGAAAGATGAAGGAATCAGCATGAGCGTTGGTCCTAAATACGCAATCATTCCGGTTCGCGCTTTGGATATGAAGCTAAGTCATAGAGACTTGCAAGTGCTGGCCGCGTTAGGCGCGTACACAAATAAGTACGGCGTGTGCTGGCCGACTCAGGAAACGCTAGGAAATAGAGTCGGCGGAATGAAGCATGATGTAGTTAGCGTTGCTATCAATGCGCTATGTCGCCGTAAACTGGTACGCAAACTCAAAAGCAATTATCGCCGTGGAGTCAGAAAGTTTAACCGGTACCAAGTCCTATATGACGGCGCCGACCAGCCGCTGCCGACGAAAGAGGAAATGGATACGCCAATAAGTGAGACACGGCGCCCTCAGGATATGGCCGATAATAACGAAAGGGAGTCTGAGGGTGTGAATGCTAGGACTCAAGAACGCATTTGCCGGAAATGGTCGCGGATTGTTGAGGAGTCCACAGGTTACGGCGTGGTGTGGGAAGACCAGCTAGAGCATGCGGCGCGTGCCATGCGTGCCAACATAAGCATGGAAGTGATTGAGGCGGACACAAAGGCTTACATAAAGCGGAAGAAATCTAGTCCGCCGTCTCTGATCGCTTGCATTTCTCATAGAATTGCGGCGTAGTGTACAAGCAACAAAGGGTGAAATGATGGTTGGCCAGACTGAAACAGAGGTAAAAAAAGGCTTCGGGGGGGGTGCCCAAGGCCGTATCGTTGGGGGCAACCACAAAAAATTTTCCTACATTTCGCCAGAAGAGTTTGAAATGTGGTTGCACAGGTCAGAGCCTGGTGACGTGGCGGTTTATCACATTGGTAATTTAGTTCGTGCATCGGAAATGCGCGCACAGCTTTCCGATTTAAAGCGGCGTATATGGGATTTAAGCGATTGGGGCTTTCTGTTTTTAACGCAACGGAGGGTTGGCCATGACAATTTTGAATATCTGGCTACAAGAGGAAAGCGATCAAGCGCATTCCCCAAACGTGTTCCGCGGACAAAGCGGCGCAACAACGCAATTTGGTCCAATGAAATTCAAGAAAGAATTGCAGCTGGGTCAGAACGTGGGCGAACACATTGACTGTCCTTGGTGCGGACAATGGATACGAGCAGAGCCTATTGGGGGGCATTATGCCTGTCCTGTCTGCAAGCGAGTGGTCTGGGACTGTTGCGATGGCAGTTGCGCTTGATCAATACGGGTGGTGGCGTTCACAAGGAATGAGCGACAGCAAGATCAGAACAGTATTGGAAGATGCAAAGCATGGTCCTGTTGATAAGGATTTAGCGGTTGCGCTTGCTTGCTTGTGGCTTGATTGCGTATCGGGCAGTGCGTAATGGCGCATTTAACAAAACGGGCATCACGCAAAGCGCGGGATATGGCGCGGCGTATGCAAGCACCGATTGGAAATTTTACGCCAAAAGACCTTGCTGGGGCCATGTTGCGTGGCGGCTTTAGTCCGGTGGGATTGTCGCAGCATTTAAAGATTAGCAAAAATTCTGTCACGGAAATGCTGAAGGGCCACCGTGACATTGATGCAGCGGTTACGCAATGGATGAAGGGAGCTAATAATGACAAAACCGACTCATAACGTAACAACACCGATCAAGCGTCCAGGCATGGAAAAAACGTACTGGCACCAAGTTGGATCAGCGTGGGTTGATGGCGACCAAATAGGAATTTCGCTTGATAGCCTGCCGTTGCCGCAAATGGATTTAGAGCGGGGATTGCAAACAAGGCTGGTGCTGTACAAGAAAGATGGCGATGCAAGGCCAGTTCAGTCAACAGAACTTAATGATGAAGTCCCGTTCTGATCCGGTCACCATACGCGAAGCACGGGCCGCGTTAAAGTCTGATGATACCGGCCGCCGCGATGCTGTTTTGGCTGAACTTGATGCGTTGGCTGGGGCGGAAATAACAGATGTTTTATCGTGGGATGCAAACGGTGAGGTGTATGTTCGTGCATCGGAAGAGTTACCGGCGCGTGTCCGCAAGGCGATTAAGCGTGTAAAGGTGCGGCCGACCTCCAACGGTAATGAAATCGAAGTCGAGTTGCACGATAAGCTGGCAGCATTGCGTTTGTTGTCAAAGCATACGGGGCTGCTGGATGATGCGGCCGCTGCCAAGCCCACGTTAATCGGAATTAACGTAAAGCATGCCCAGCCGGTGGAATATTCGGTTGATGAGCCAAAAGCGGATAAAGCGTAATGGCGCGTAAAAATCCATCAGAAGCGCAAGTGCTGGTCATCGGGGATGCACACGACTCCCCTTCCCTGCCCGACAAGTCGCGCTTTCGCTGGATTGCAAAATACGCAAGCACACACAACATTCCTTATATTCGCAGCGTTGGCGATTGGGCGACTTTTGATTCATGCAGCCAGTATGAAAGTCGCGCAACGGTGTCAGGCCGCTCCAAGCCATCTTTTGAAGAGGACATGGTAAGTTTGGAAGCGTCAATTCTGGCGTTTCTATCTGAGTTCACAAAGGGTTATCGACCAAATCTTGGTATCACTTTGGGCAACCATGAGAACCGCGTAAAGCAATGGGAAAACGAAAACCCTGAGGTTGAGGGTCTTGTCTACAACCGTGTCATCCAGTTGTGGAGCCAAGCCGGTTTTGAGGTCCACGAATACGGAGAGTGGTGCTACCTCGCGGGGGTCGGCATTACCCATGTCCCGTTCAACGTCATGGGCAGGCCCTATGGTGGCCAGTTTCCTGACCGGCAGATTGCAGCGAATGCAAAACATTCCTGCATCTGGGGCCACACACACAAGGGGCGCGGCCCGATTTCTGTTCCCAAGGTCGGCTACAACCAGCGCATTGATCTCCTCGATGTCGGCTGCGCCCTGCCGTCTGGTCATGTTGAGAGTTACGCGCTGAATTCAACGACGGGTTGGACGTATGGCGTGTACGACCTTCACCTAAAAGACGGTTTGATCCAGAGCCACAGCTTTATCTCAATGATTGATTTGGAAAAAAATTATGCCGCTACCTAATCGCCGCCTTCAAATCAGTGAACAAGTCGGGCCGTTCATTGTAAGTGTTGGGTTTCATCCCACAACAAATGAGCCGTTTGAAGTCTTCATCTCGCAGCGCGCTAAGTCTGGTACTGAACTTGATGAACACCTGTACGAATTAGGCGTGGCAGCCTCAAAAATTATGCAGAAGGAATGAAAGTGACCGGCGACCCTGGCATGATTCGCGCAATTAAAATCGGCGTGGTTGTTTTTACTGTGCTTTGCCTGGTTAAAGGCACGTTGGATTTCTGCCGCGTAACTGGAATTTATGGATAAAAAAACCGCCCCAAGCGTCCCTGGAGCGGTTTCTTTAGATCATCTACTGTCAAATAACGGCTTAAAAAACTTAGTCCGCCAGTCATACCAAACGGCACTATAGGGATTTACCTTATGATGTACAAGTATCAATTGGTATAAGGCGGATTAAATGGCGAGAACGAGAAACGCAAAGCGCCGCGCACCACGCGCTGATGTTACAGCATCCGGTTTGCTGGATTTAGATTTTTCCAAATCAGCAACTGTGTCCCGTTTTCTTCAAGACAATGCGTTTGTCCGCGGCATTCTTGGTCCGGTGGGGTCAGGAAAAAGTTATGCCTGTGCCGCTGAAGTTTTGTTGCGCGCTCTTATGCAGGAGCCAAACCCAAAGGACAACATCCGCTATTCACGCTTTGCAATTGTTCGCAACTCATATCCGATGTTGCGTTCAACCACTCTTAAAACGTGGGCCGATATGTTTCCTGAGCATGTCTGGGGTCCGATGCGTTGGTCGCCGCCAATCACACACCACATTCAATTGCCTGCCAAGGACGGCGTACCTGGTTTAGATGCTGAAGTTATCTTTTTGGCGCTCGACAAGGATATAGATGTCCGCAAAATTCTTAGTCTGGAAATTACAGGTGCGTGGGTCAATGAGGCCCGTGAACTGCCGCTGGGTGTTATTCAAGGACTGACTCATCGTGTGGGCCGGTATCCATCGAAGACAATGGGCGGCGTCACATGGCGCGGTATCTGGATGGACAGCAACGCTATGGATGATGACCATTGGTGGTATCGCCTGTCAGAAAAAGAGCCGGTCAAAGGAAAGTTTCCTTGGAAATTTTTTAAGCAGCCTGCCGCCGTCGAAGAATCACATGAAGACCGCGAAACAATTTTTGGCGCCGGAAAGCATTGGCGCATTAATGACCGAAGCGAGAACTACGACAATCTGCCGCCAGGTTATTACGATCAGCAAATTGGTGGCAAAAACCTTGATTGGATCAGGGCATATCTTGAAGCCAAGTACGTTTATGTGCAGGAAGGCCGTCCTGTTTGGCCTGAGTTTGATGACGGCACAATGGTTGATGAGAACCTAGAAGCTGAACCAGGCAATGCAATTGTCATTGGTCTTGATTTCGGACTAACCCCTGCAGCGTGTATTGGACAAAGAAGCGAAACCGGCCGATGGCATATATTGCATGAGGTCGTAGCTTTTGACATGGGGCTTGAACGTTTCTGCCAGCAGTTGCTGTATGAGTGCAACAAACGCTGGCCTAAACATGAACTGGTTATTTTTGGCGATCCGGCCGGTGTGCAGCGCGATCAGATATTTGAAACAACAGCGTATGACCATTTGCGGTCAGTTGGGTTAAACGCAACTCCTGCCCCGACCAACGATTTTAAATCACGGCGTGAGGCCGGTGCTGCTCCAATGATGCGGCTGGTTGGCGGCCGTCCTGGTTTGCTGGTGCATCGACAATGTACCTTAACCCGCAAAGCGCTTGCCGGTGGCTATCACTTTAAACGGGTACCGGATGTTCGTGGCACAGAGTTATACCGCGATGTGCCTTATAAAAATAACCATTCCCATATTGGGGATGCGTATGGCTATTTACTTCTAGGCGGTGGTGAACATCGACGAATGACGCGCCACACGGTACATCGACCTGGCAAGCTAGTAGCTAAAGCTGATTTCAATGTGTTCGCCTAAATACGGCGCTATTCTTGCTGATCCGCCGTGGGCATTCCGCACATGGTCGGTAAACGGCAAAGGCCGTTCACCCAGATACGACACAATGATTTTTGAAGAACTTGCAGATATTCCGGTTGCGAATATGGCTGCTGATGATTGTGCGTTGTTTATGTGGGTGATCGATTCCCATTTGCAGGAAGCGCTTGATCTTATTGAGGCATGGCAATTCCAGTACAAGACCATTGGCTTTATCTGGGTTAAGCCAAGCATTGGCCTGGGATACTGGACGCGTAAGCAAGCTGAAGTGTGTTTGCTGGCAACACGCGGAAAACCAAAGCGCATTGGTCGCGGCATTAGTCAGGTGTTGCATGCGCCACGCCGCCAGCATTCCCGAAAGCCAGACGAAATTTATAACAACATTGAGGGGTTAGTAGACGGCCCTTATTTAGAATTATTTGCACGCCAGCGCTGGCCGAAGTGGGATCAATGGGGGAATGAAGTTGACCGATTTAAAACAGTGGCCTGACGCGCACGAAATATGGGAAACCCTCTATAAAAGCTGGGCGCCGCTTGGTTTTGCTTTAATGGATTTTCAAGCAGATCATATTG